GACAGGGATGGTACGCGCGGTAATATTGAAAGGGCGGCAGCAGGGATGTACGACTTATATTCAGGCTCGGTTCTTTCATCGGACGAACTTCACCGGAAATCTTTCGGCGTATGTACTTGCCCACCATGTAGAAAGTACAATTAAAATTTTTAGTATGACACAGAAGTTCCGGGTGAACTTGCCTACTGATCTTCAGCAGCCGCTGGAGAAAGATACTGAACGGGCGATGAGTATGTCAAATGGTTCCGGGTACTCTGTTGGTACCGCTGGGTCTGCTCAGATTGGGCGAGGAATGACAGTCCAGTTGTTCCACGGCTCGGAGGTTGCTTTTTATGAGAATGCTGATCAGCTTTCGACCGGGTTGATGCAGACAGTTGCGGATGTTGCGGGGACAGAATTAATTTTTGAGAGTACGGCTAATGGTCCGGGTAACTTCTTTTATGATCTTGTTATGGGGGCTATCGCCGGGACTAATGGGTTTATGTTAATTTTTATTCCGTGGTATTGGCAGGATGAGTATAAAGACCCGGTTCCGTTGTTAGAAAAAGATCTTGATGATAAGGAGCAGAAGTATTGGGAGGCGTATAAAAGTGATGGGTTGACGTTGTATCATCTTGCTTGGCGGCGCAGGAAGATTGCGTCGTTTGGCGGGCAAGAATGGAAGTTTATTCAGGAATATCCGTTTAACCCAGAAGAAGCTTTTGTAAAAGCAGAGGGACGGTTTTTTGATCTTGCTCGTGTGTATGTAGCCCGGGGAAAGAAAGTAGAGCCAGATCCGACTGCCCCGTTAATTATTGGAATTGATCAGGGCCGGACGGGAGACTGGACGTCGATTGCTCGAAGGACTGGAAAAATTTTACATCCTTTTGAACGAATTCCAGCGGACGACGGATCAGAACGTGATATGCGTTTGGCTGGGCGGGTTGCAAAAATTATTGAGATTGAGAAACCGGATCTTGTTGTACTTGATGTAACTAATGAACACGGAGCGATGGACAGGTTGCACGAGTTAGGCTATTCAAAACGATTAGTAAAGGGCGTGCATTTTGGTGAAAAGGCAATAGATCCTACCCGGCACCGGAATATGCGGGTGCAAATGCACTGTGATTTTAGAGAGTGGTTTTTAGATCCGGATGTGTCTATTCCCGATGATGGCAAGTTTTTAGCTCAGATAGGGGCGATTCCACAAGAAAAAGAATCAAGCAACAATGTTCTGTATTTGGTTCCTAAAGATGATATTATAAAGCTGTTAAAATTTTCGCCAAATGATCTGGAGGCGGCCATTCTTACTTTTGCTTATCCAGTCAGGAAAAAAATTCCTCTTGACAAAATAGCGAAAAGTGGTAGTGTTGAAAGTACAATGAATTTTAAATCGACACTTAGAAGTTTCCGGAGGTAAAAATGAGTGATGATTTTTTAGAGATAATGACTTGGCCGTTTTCAGAATTTTTTATGGATAACGAAGAAGAGGCGGAGCCGGCTCCAGCTGATACTGGTGCTGTCGATACAATAGATAGCGTGGAACAACAGTCTACTTCTCGTAGATTAGCAAGACTATCTAAATATTTTACATCTCCGTCTGGTGTTCTCGATTCGCCAACCGGAAGCACAGGAGTTTTTTAATGACCGTAATAGAGGCGGATTTAAAAGAATTTTCTGCTGTTAAAACGCGCAGGGCTCCGTGGGAAAATCTTTGGGAGCTTATTGCTCGGTATATCTATCAGCGAAAACAGGGGTTTACTACTGTTTCTACTCCGGGTGCTTTTTACGAGCATCAAGATGTTTGTGATAATACCGCGGGCCAAGCTATGCACACCGCGGTTTCTGCTATTGACGGGGCCATTTGGAAAAATGGGGCCCGGACTTTTCGTGTTGTTAAACCCCGGCAAGCTCGCGACAGCCAAGAGATAAAAGATTTTTATAAAGAGATTAATGCTCGGGTAGTTGATCAAATGGAGCACGAGAAGGCTGCGTTTGGGACTGCTCGTTTGGAAGCTTTGGCTGAGGTTGTGTCTTTCGGTACTGACGCCATTGGAGTGTTTAAATCGAGACCGGGTGAGAAGCACAAAGTTGAATATCGCGCGCTTCCGTTGAAAAATTTGTATGTCGTTGAAGACGCCCGTGGCCGTGTGATTAAAGAGTTTTATGAGTTCGAGTTTAATGCTTTTCAGTTAAAAGATGAGTACGGTGAAGCGGCCCTTACTGATAAAGTGAAAAAACTGCTCGAGAAAGATGATTACGAAACCAAGCTAAAAGTTCTTTGGGTTGTTAAACCTCGGGCTGATGTGAAGGACAATACTTTAGGCTCTGAAAAATATTCCTACGAATCGGTTCATATTCTTGAAGATGAAAAGATGGTTATTCGGAGAGCCGGATTTAACGGGAACCCAATTATTGTTAGTCGCCTGTATAAAAATGAGGGGGAAGAATACGGCCGGGGGATGGGGACGAATGCTCTTTCTCCGACTATCGAGCTTAATGGTGTAGTAGAGCTTCTTACTCAAGGCGGCGAATTAACAGTTTTTCCTTCGTGGTATGTCTTAGATGATGGGACTTTTGGCAATGGAACGATTGATCGTTCTGCGGGGAAAGTTATCCCTATTGATGTAACGTCTTCTAAGATTACTGGAATGGCGCCTATTGGCCCGATTGGCAATGTGGGTTCTTTAACGCCATTGGTGAGTTTAATCGAGTGGCTTACAACCGAAATTAATGCGCATTTTCTTGTTGATAAACTTACGGATTTGAATAACAAAACCCGAATGACTTTGGGCGAGGCTCAAATTCGCAATGAGTTAAGTTCAGATTTGAAAGGTGCTATTTTTGGCCGTCAGATAGATGAAAAACTTATTCCAGTTATTCGAAGAACACTTAGTATTTTAGAAGAAGAGGGGGAACTTGGGGTTGAATCAGGGACACCAGAATATATTAAATTAGTGGTGAACGGCCGAAAGCCTTTGGAAATCCCGGATGAATTATTAGAGTTACGTGATGCTGGGGTTGAGATATACCCGATTGAGTTTGTTTCTCCAGCTGCACGTATTCTTCGGTCGGAAGAAGTTAGAGGATTGATTTCGCTTTGGCAATTTGCGGCAGGTTTCTCCGGGGTAAAGCCGGAGTTGTTGCTTTGGTTAGACGACGAAGCAACGATGCCGTTAGTTCGGGATCTTTATGGCGCTCCGGATAACGCAATTGTTTCGAAGGAGAAGTTTTTAGAGAGATTAAAGTCGTATAATGATGCTCAATCAATGCGGTCTCAGTTACAGGCAGCACAGGTAGGCGCAGATGTTGAAGCTAAGAAAGCATCTGCTAATCAACAAAATGCCCAAGCCCAAGCCACTACTGGCGGGATGAATGGGATGGTTAACAATGGAGCTCTCGGTTACCCCGAGATGGTAATGTAAAATGGAAGATAAAATAGGTCAGCAGTCTCCTGAAGAAGTTGCGAGACAGGCGGCAGAAACACAGAAGAAGATCGAGGCAAAAAGGAAAAAAGCAGAAGCATATAAAACAGCAGTCAACAGCGCGCCGACTGATGCTAATGTTCGTTTGCTTTTGCAGATGTTGAGAGAGCTTTGCAGCTATGACGCGCCGGTTCAGGTTGTGGGGACTAATGGAGAAATACAAATTAGCTCCACAGTTTTTAATGTAGGACGAGAAGCGGTTTATCACGATATACGGAAAATGATGTCCGTAGAGACTAAAAACGCTGTTGAAAGGAGCGAATAATGGTAAAATTTGGTGTTCTTGGGATGTTGGCGCATTGGTGTTTATTCGGCATATTACGTTTAGGAAATCGGGGGGAAGTAGGTACTCCGGCTCCAGCTGCTATTACGGTTGAAAGTTTGGGCGCTGTGCAGGGTGATGCGTTTAGAGCGTTGTTACCAGCGGAGATTCAGGCAAAACCCTATGCTAAAGAAATCAATACTTTTAGTGATCTGGTTAAAAAACTTGATGGTGCTACGGCTTTATTAGGCCAGAGGGTTCTACCGGACGCGAATACCCCGGATGATAAGTGGGGTGAGTTCCATTCTAAATTTCGTCCGGAGACGCCGGAGAAATATGAAGTCGGCACAGTTGAGGGGGTGGCCCCGGAGTATGTTCAAAAAGCTGGGCCAATTATAAAGATTGTACAGAATCTTTTGCATAAAGCTGGAGCCAGTCCGTTTCAAGCAAAACAAATCCTTCCCGGGATTTTGAAAGAACTCTTTACCGCGGAAACAAAACATTCGCAGTTAAGAGATCAGTCTTTCGCTAAACTCGCAGGTGATTTGTTTGGTGATAAGAAAGATGCAGTTATCCAAAATGGCAAAACATTTTTGGCTGCACATTTGCCAGAAAATATTCGTCCGTTGTTAGAATCGTTTGATGAAAAGCAGTTGACCGTCGTTTTAGCCGCGACAGATGCTTTGGCTAAGAAATTCACAGGTGAAGATCCTTTTCGTGGTTCCGGTGGAGGCGGAGGTGGTGGACAAGAAACTAAAGAAACATTGGTTGCCCAGATGCAGGAAATAATGAAAAACCCGGCGTATAGTGATCCCTTTAAGGATCGGGTTAAACATAAAGAATTGAATGATAAAATGGAGGTTATTCGTGGCAAGTTGAAAACCCTTCAAGGTGCTGGGTAAAAAAGTTCTTGACAAGAAAATCTTTTTATGTTAGTGTTCTTTTGTCAGTGACATTTTAGTAATCGTCCGGGAAATAAAGCCGGGGATCGATGAAAAAAATAACTGGCGTACTCAAGCGGGAAACGTCCGGGAAACAAAGCCGGGGATCGTAACTCGTAAGGGCGGTGAAATTTAATTAACTAAGGAGGAAGTTATGAGTTATGATACAGTTCAGATAACGGAGTTCAATGCCGCGCTCGATGTTCAAGAGCAGCAGATGACTTCCCGCCTTTTGCCCTACGCAGTTAGGAGACCCGTTTCTGGCGATGATTTCGCGTATGATGGGTTAACTGAAGTTCAGGCGTACCACGCAAATGGGCGCAATCCGGATATTCAGCCGGTGGAAGCGCAGTTTACTCGCAGAAAGATGTCGAGAGACCGCGTAGTTGTAACCTTATTGGTCGACAATAAGGATATCCGTGGAATGTTAACGGATCCTCAGAGCGAGCTTGCCAGTTTGTGCATTGCTGCTGTCGAGAGGGAAACTGATCGCGTTATTTATGATGCGCTGTTCGCCACAGTTTATACAGGCCGAAATTTTGCGACGAGTGTTTCGTATTCGTCCGATGGAGTAACCAGTGTGGATGCGACTGCCGGGTTTACCTACGAGAAATTGTTGGAAATCCGCCAGAATTTTATCGATGCCGAAGTTGGCAATCAGGGTCAGGTTGCGATTGCCATAGGTATTTCCGGTGACGAGCATACTGATTTGATGAGTGAAGTTGAGCTCACAAGCGGAGACTATACGTCTCAGTATGTAATCGCAAAAGGTATAATCACTAACGCTATGGGTATGGATTTAGTTGCCTTTGGCGCGGGTTCAAATATTACCGATCCGATTCTTGAGACGGTTTCGGGGGAGAGAATTTCTTTTGCTCTTTCTGCCCGTGGAGTAGCTTTAGGTATTTCTCTTGAAAGAAAGGTAGAGGTTAAGGACTACCCGACTAAGATTGAAACCAGTATCATCAACGTAATTAAGGAACTTGGCGCCGTGCGTACTGCCGGTGTAAGAGTTCAGAGATTACGTTTAACCCCGTAAGGAGAAAGGAGACAAAATGGCTGCTTATAATGATATGGTAACACAAAATGCGTCCGATAAGAAAGCTGATGTAGATATCTCCGCTCGTTCTGTCGGGGCTCCGGTGAAAAAGCTGTTCTTCTCTTTTGAGAAGGCCGCGGCTGATATCGATGCGTCGATTTGGCGTATTGGCCGTATATCGCCTTTCGCCAAGATCGTGGGCGTTAAAATTGCTTGCGATGCGATAACCAGTCTGACTGACTTGGATATCGGGTTCTATAAGCCGTTGAGTATTGACGGGAATGTGATTAGTAAAGACTGTTTAAAAAACGGTCTTAATCCTTCGTCCGGTATTTCTACGTTGACGGAGGAATATGCTCCGGATCCGGCGGATGTCGGGAAAGAAGCATATTTAATCGCGGGGGTTACAGCGGCGAATGCCCGGAAGTATGGGGCTTTTGACGTAGCATTAACCGGGAATACCGCCGGTACTGATGCAGGTACTATTGCAGGTATTCTTGAGTATGTAGAATAAGAAAGAGAGGGATAGGTTATGGGCGCTCCAGTTTCAGCTGAAGAAGTTTGTAACCTATCCCTCGATTTATTAAGGCATAGTATTCTTGTAACAAGTTTAGAAACGCCGATTACGGATGAAGAAGGACTTGGGGCGCGTTGGTATGACGCTTTACGCCGTGCGGTTCTTCGAATGTTCCCGTGGAATTTTGCCCGCAAACGAACCACTCTTTCCCGTGTCACTACCGCTCCTGAATTTGAATATGAAGACGCGTACCAGCTTCCTAATGATTATGTAGGTTATGTTTTTGTTGGGGATGATCCGATTAATAATCCCATTACTGATTTTTTAATTGAGGGGAATAAACTCTTGATTAATAATAGTGGAGCTGCGTCTCTTGATTTTTGTTATATTTATGATATTAAAGACGTTGTTAAGTTTGATCCAATTTTTCTGATGCTGCTTGTAGCCGAATTGGCGTTGATGTTTGGTAATTCTCTCACAGGGTTGAATAAAAGCACAGCAGGTATGGAAAAATTCCGTGATCGTTGGGAAGCTAAAGCGCGGGCTAAAAATGGCCACGAAAACCCGCCTCGAGTAAGATTTACCAGTCCACTTAAAACATTGCGGCATAGCGGCCGCAGTGCTTCGTCTTTTGATGGCCAGCATCTTTTATCTTAATGGGAATAAACTTTTATCAAAATAATTTTTCGTCAGGGGAACTTTCGCCCGGGGTTTGGGGGAGAGTTGATAGGCCTTTTTATAAGAATGGATTGGAGATTTGCTGCAATTTCATTCCTTTGCTAACTGGTGGGTGTAGGTTTTCCCCGGGTACTGAGTTTAGTGTCCATACACGTTTAAATCGTGCTGCTTGGGGCATTCCTTTTCGTTTTAATATCGATCAAGCGTATTCATTAGAATTTACTGATTATAAAATTCGTATCCACCACGATGGTGGGGTCTCTTTGGAGACGGCTAAAAATATTACAGGTCTAACAGCGGCCAGCCCGGGGGTTTTTACAAGTAATGCCCACGGGTTTGCTTCTGGGGATGAGATATATCTTGATGGTTTAGTTGGGCCTACTACTTTAAATAAACAGTTTTATTTAGTAGTGTATATTAATGCGGATACCTTTTCACTGACAGATATTGACGGAAATGCAATTAACACCGCGGCTTTAACCGCGTATTCGGCTGGTGGTACCGCGGCTCGGGTGTATGAGATTACTTCTCCATACACAGCTGCGGAAAGTGAGCATATTAAATTTTGTGGGACTGCGGATATAATGTATCTTTTTCATCCTGACCACGAACCCCGGATTCTTATTAGGGCTGGGGCCACATCTTGGTCCATCGCTACCTATACCCGGTATTCATCGCAATGGACAATTTCAGGAATCACTAAAGCTAATCCCGGGGTGATTACGACTACGGCGGATCACGGATTAGTGACGGGCGATCGAATTTACCTATCTCAAATTGTTGGGATGACTGAGCTAAATCAAACTGAGTTCTTGGTTGAGTATATCAGTGCAACTACATTTTCGTTAAAAACATTGGCTGGGGCTGCGGTTGATACGAGTGCCTATACCACGTATACATCTGGGGGCAAGGTCGCTATTGTCCGGGAAGCGGGGTTGTCTATCACTGGGGTAACAAAAGCTAATCCGGGGGTAGTAACTATCGCAGGTCACGGATTATTAACTGGTGATAAAATTTACATTGATAGTATTGTCGGGATGACTGAGCTGAATAGCGGATTTTATTGGGTTAAAAAAATTGATGCTAATACTTTTTCTTTAACTGATGAAATTGGAACCGATCTTGATACTACATCATATACTACTTGGTCTTCGGGTGGTAAAGTTTATCTGATTCGTGGGCTGTTTACTAAAATTGGGGACTTTCCGGGAGCCGGTGGGTTTTATGGCGGCCGTATGGTTGCCGGTGGTACAGACAACGACCCGGATGTTTTTTGGCTTTCTCGCGGTCCGGATTCAAACACGGGTGAATCGCAGTATGATGATTTCTCGATTGGTACATTGGATGCGGATGGGATGGTTTTTGTCTTGTCGTCTCAAAATCTTCAAGCTCATCGAATTTATTGGTTTAGTAGTACTCCCGGGTTTATGGTTATAGGAGCCTCAAGTGGTGTGTATAAAGTTAACGGCGGGGCGGACGGTAGCGCTATTACCCCGACGTCTATATATAGTTTTGTAGTATCCAGTGTCGGAGTGATGGATACGATGCCACTTTTGATTGATAACAATACTTACTATATAGAAGAAGGTGGCCGAACTATTCGCAGTTTTGGGTATAGTCTTTTAGAAGATAGCTATAAAGCCTTTGACAAGAATATTCTTGCAGAGGATATAACTTACGGTGGTATTACTCAGATAGCATACGCGAAAGGCCGACCGAATATCATTTACGCCGTCCGTGCTGATGGGGTTTTGTTGTCTTGTACTATTCTGGAGTCCGATGATGTCGCGGGATGGGCGCGAAGGTATTTAGGTGGAGACGGACAGGTTCTAAGTGTTGTAACAGAATCCCAAGTTTCGGGTATTGATCGGGTTGGGCTTTTTGTAGAAAGGACAATTGACGGCGTTACACGTAGATATGTGGAGTATTTTTCTGAGGACCCTCAAATTCCTGATTTTTCAGACTATTTTACCGGCGAGGATAATGAAGATGACGACCGGGAAAAGTTTGAGAAAATAATGTTTGAGCTACAAAAACAATTTGTTCGTTTAGATAGTGCATTGATACGTGATACAACTCAGACAACAACACTTACTTTGGGGGCGCTTTCGGGGGCCAGTGTTACGGCTACCGCTGGGGCCGCGGCTTTTACTGCTGCTGATGTGGGGCAATTTATTTTTGCAAAATTTGTCGATGGTACAGAAGCCGGTATTGCTAAAATTATTGGGTATACTTCGACAACGGTTGTTACTGTTCAGATTTTAGAGACCTTTTCTTCCTTAACTTTCGCGTCTGGAGGTTGGTATTTAACAGACCAAACTATTACGGGTCTTGGTCATTTAGAAGGAGAAACATTGGGGGTTTTGACGGACGGTGGCCTACATTCGAATGTTGTGGTCGCGGATGGGTCAGTTACTTTAGATTATCCAGCTCGCTATATTATATTGGGGAAACGGTATACCGGAATTGGCAGGACAGTCGACTTTGAAATCGCGGGGCTTTCTACTACGGCGCAAGGCCGTAGAAAAACTGTGGAAAAAGCTTTTGTGAAACTTCGTAATTCTTTAGGGGGTAAGTTTGGGGCGAATGTAAAAGGGCTTTACAACTTGACAGAATTGATGTATCGTAAAGCTGGTAGTAGTTATTATGATAGGCCTCCTGTGTTAGTGACAGGTTTAAAAGAAGTTCCGTTGAAAGATGGGTACTCAAATGAAAAACATTTTTATTTTTTACAGGACACACCATTTCCGTTAGAAATATTGTCGATAATTCCGTCAATTGATGTAGGGGAGGAAGAATAATGGCAACGATTTGGGGGAAATCACTACAAGCCGGTGCATTAGGGTTGAGTGGGATTTCTTCAGCTATTTCGGGGTTCCAAAATGCCTCTTTATTAGAGGAACAAGGGGCGCTTACGAAAGATGACTATTACCGGCAAGCGGCTTTGGTGAAAGAAGAGGGGTTTCGTACTCGGTCGAAACAAACAATGGAGTATATTTCTTCGGGTGTTGAAATTGTTGGTACTCCGCAGTTAGTTTTAAAGGAGACGTTGTCTAAGTCGTTTGCGAAAGCGACGTCTTTGGAAGTTACGGGCCGGAATTATGCCCGGTTGTATAATAAGAAGGCAAACCAGTCTAAATCGGAGGGGATGGCTTCGCTTATCAGCAGTATCGTGATGGGTGGGGCGCTATTTGTCTAATGGCCAAAGGTAAAATAACGCCATATGATCCGGGTAATTTTTCTCCGTCAGCTGTGGGGGTTCCCGGGGAAGACCGTTCAGGTCAGATTTTAGCACAAGGGGTTAATGCTATTGGGGCGGCGATTGCTAAACGAGAAGATACTACAAGTACCCTTGAGGCTATGGATCAATTTGGGTCTTTTGATTTAGCATATCAGCAGCAAAAGTTAGATTTACAAAAACAATTCAAAGACGAGCCAGCAAAGTATTCGACAGCGGTCAAGGAAGGGTCCCAGAAGCTTGTGGATCAATTTAGTCAGGGTATGTCTGGCGATGCGGCGAAAAAGTTTCGGCAGATGGCGTCTTCTTCATTGGCTCAAGACGCGGGGAATTTGGCAAAATGGGCTTTTCAGCGGGATAATGAAATTCAAGTAGGCCGGATTAGTAGTATTAAACAGAATTTAGCCATTAAAGCCTCCACAATTAATTCTGCTGATGGATTACGGGGCCTTCGACAAGATTTTTTTGACGCGAGTATCGAAGCCACGAAATTAATTGATAAAGAATCTGATACAAAACTGACTCAAACATATTGGGAGCTGGCTAAAAAGCAAGCGATGGCAGCTCAGGTGTTTTCCAGCCCAATGAAAGTAATGCGCGATTTAGAAGGCGGTGCGTATGATGATGTTTTGGATGCTGACGAACGCCTTACTTGGAAAGGTAAAGCCCGGGACGCGATATACAATCGGGCAGAGGATGATCAATTTCGGACTATGTTTATGGCGCAAGGTAAATTGCTCGATTTTCAGAATGGTATTGAAGACGGTACGGTTTCTATCGCGGATTTGATAACTGAACGTGATGCAATGGCGGCTAATAAGAATAAAGTCGATGCGTTAGGCAAACCTGTTATCGATCCTCATTACATAAAAGGCTTAGATAATTTAATTGATATTGTTATGTATGCCAATCAACGTCTTCCGGCGAATAAAGAAGCCCGGAAAGAAGCGTTGGTTAAATTTGATACTGAGTGGGAAGGGTATTTGACTGAAAAGAAACAAATCAGTCAAGGGCCGTCGGAAAAAGATGTTGCTAAAGAACTTGAGCTTTATGCTAATCTTTCGTCATTATACCAGACTGGTGTGATTACAAAATCCGACTTCGATCAAAAAACGGCGATTATGCGGACAAAACTCGCTTTGAGACAAGGGCAGGTTCCCCGGGTTAAATCTTTTAGTGAAGTGGTTGATCAAGCTGGTACAGTGCCTAATTTTTGGTGGCGGAAACCGGGGAATGATGTAGTGTCGTTGGGGTACCAGATGATTAAAGATTATGTAGATAAAGCTTATCCTGAGTTAGATACGGCTGGTAGACAGGATTTAAAAGCTCAAATGCTTTCGTCTTATCATCAAAAAATTCAGAAAGTCCCGGAAGAACAGATGAAAGGCCTTACTACGGAGACAGACCGGAGAAATTTCGCCCGGCAGTTTATTGTAGGAATGCCGAATACTGAAGGTCGCGCAACTGGCGGGGTTTTGGCGTCTAATGTTTCGTACACTGATACGAATATTCAGCGGACTTTTCAGGTCGGTGATACTTTTACCAAAAACGGAGCCACGAAGGTTTTCGTGGGGAAGGATTTGGAGACCGGTAAACCTATGTGGAAGCTGGCTCCGGATTCGTTGGATAAAATAGTTACGATTAAAAACCGGAAATTCAGAGTCGCCGGTTTAAATGCCAATGGTGACTTTATGTTGAAGGAAGTCAAAGATGGCGAATAATACAGAAGAGTTAATTTCAATGTCTGATGCAGAAGCTCAGGCGCCAGTTCAAGATGGCCTTATCTCGATGTCTGAAATCGAGACTGGCGAGCCAGACGCTCCGGCCATTAAAGCTATTCCTGAAGAGTATAAGGGACAGTTTCTTGTAGAGTTTGGTTCGGTTTTCCAGAAGGCTATGGAAGATTCGACTAAAAAAGGTCTTGAAGAACTTGGGTATGCGGGGAAAAGAGCATACGCCGGAGCGGGCCGGGCGGCAGCAGGTATTAACCACGTTCTTGGATACATTACCGGCTTAAATAGTTTTAAGAAATATAGAGATTTTGTTCAGGGTGGGGTCGAGTATCAGCAACAAGTTATTGCGGAAAAACAGGAACCTAATCTGTTTGAGCGATCGTTTTATGGTCTTGCTGATAGTATAGGTTATTTGACCCCTACGATTCCAATAGATGTAATGACAGGCGGAGCGACAAAAGTAGCTCTGGCGGGCCGTATTTTGCCTAAAATAGAGGCTTTATTGGCCCGGGTGCCAAATTTTGTTCTTGGGTCCGGTTGGCGAGGTATGGTTGAAGGAATTGAGGCGTCCGGTGATAGTCTTCCGGAAAAAGTTATTGGTGGGGCTGTAGGCGCCGGTGAAACAATGGCGGTTAATACTCTTTATGCGAATGCCGGGATAGGATTAAAAGGAATTGGGAAAATGGCGTCGCTTGGTGCGGCTAATGCCTTTTACAATGCCGCGAAAGAGGGCC